ACAGATGAAGTACAGATTTGGGAAAGAGGCAAGACATTTTTTAGAGACCTTGCAAGCTATTGTTCTCACAATCCTCATGTATCAGAAGTAGTTACAGAGATTGAGCGCAGAGGCGCAAAGGGTGATACTTCAACAACATACGGTTTATATGCTCTAAAAGATGAGGATAACTTTGACATTGAGAATGTCAGAGAAGATATTCCAAATATCTTAGGTGATGTTGTTCTTGATAAGAGCAAGTCTGATATGGAATATTATCTTAGAAGAGGAAGTTTTCCTGATAATAGTAGTAGTTCAGATTCTGGTGTAGTAAGAAGAGGCTCATCAAGAGATGAACAGCCTACAGAAAGACGTACCCCATCAAGACGTAGGGATGCAGAAGAGGAATACTAATGAGTAAAGGACTTTTTGAGATACCTGGCCTAAGCACTAAAGAACAGGATTTAGCACTACTTAAAAAGTCTAAGACGAGAGCAAAAGCAACTGCCACCACTAAATCAAGTGGTGGCAGTATTGTTAATAAGATAAATACCTTAGTAGCAATGGTAGAAACTCATCTTGGACAGTTTGCAGATGAAACTTTAATAATACAGGACGAACAGACATTACATGACTATATAGATAAGTGTATAGCCAATGGTATATATGGTATAGACACAGAAACAACAGGACTAGACCCATTAGTTGATGAGCTTGTGGGTGTAGGTATATATACACCCGGAGAGAAAACTACTTATATACCTGTAAACCATATATCTTATGTGACTGGTCAGAAAGTAAAAAATCAATTATCGGCAGATATTATAGGCAAAGAGCTGGCGAGATTAGAGGGCATTGACTGTGATATGTTCAATGCAGTTTTTGATATACGAGTATTGATGCACGGAACAAGTACAAGATTAAAATGTACTTGGGATGCCTCATTAGCTTCAAGATGTTTGAATGAAAATGAGCCAGTTAAGAAGTTAAAACCTCTACATAAGAAATATGTGTTAAGAGGGGAAGATGACGTATTTAGTTTTAGTGAGTTGTTTGATAACCCGAAGATATTTCAGAAACTACCTATAAGAACGGCAGCATTATATGCCGCACATGACCCGAAGATTACATGGGAGTATGCAGAATATCAGAGAAACATCTTTAAAACAAAGGAAAATCTTAAAGATGTATATTGGGTATTCAAGAACATAGAAATGCTTTGTGTTGATGCCGTAGTCGATTTAGAGAACACCGGAGTAGCTTTTGATTTACAATACAATGAAGAACTAAAGAAAAAATATCATGCTCTTCTGGACGAAAAGGAAGCTAATTTTCATAAGCTCTGTGAGATGTACTCAGCGGAGATAGAAGATTATAGAGTTAATCCAATACCCCATACAAAGAAGGTAAAAGGTAAAGATGTTAAATACACAATAACACTTGATAATCCTATAAACATACAGTCAGTACCACAGTTACAGGCACTACTATATGATATAGCAAAGATACCTCCAACTATTGATAAGAAAACCAAGAAAGAATCGTTTAGTACATCAGAAGAGGTGTTGCAGAAATTAAAGAATCCATTAGCAGATGCAATATTGGAATATCGTTCATTCTCAACTTTAGTCAGTACATTCATAGACAAATTACCTGAGTGTATCAATAAAGATGATGGAAGAATACATTGTAAGTTTAATCAATATGGTGCAGATACCGGAAGATTTAGTTCAAGTGACCCAAACCTGCAGAACATACCCAGCCACAATAAAGATATTAGAAAGATGTTTGTAGCTACACCAGGTTATATAATGATGAGTGCGGATTATAGCCAGCAAGAAGTTAAAGGTATGGCTCAGATGTGTGGTGATGAGGGAATGATAGAAGCATTTAGACAAGGTAAAGACTTCTATGCAGAGATTGCCTCAGTAGCATTTGGATATCCTTATGAAGAGTGTTTAGAGTTCAGACCTGATGGTACAACTAATCCTGATGGCAAAGCAAGACGAGCCCAAGCTAAAAGTATTCTGTTAGGAATAAACTATGGTAGAGGGGCAGCCAGTATTGCTGAGCAGGTAGGTTGTACTAAGAAAGAAGCTGAGAGAATAAAAGATGATGTATTTAGAGGATTTCCAGCTATTGCAGAATTTGAAAGACAGAGTTTTGAGATGGCAGAAACACTTGGATATGTCACTACTCTATGGGGTAGAAAGAGAAGATTTCCTTCTATGTTGTTACCTGACTATGAGTTTGAATATATTGAGAGTCCAGACAATTTAGACCCATTAGATATGGATGATGTGGAGCAAGAAGTTCCTGAAAAAGTCATGCAAAAGTATACTAATAGACTTAAAAATGCCTGGGACGCAAAGAAGCGAGCCGCAATATTTGCAGACGCTAAATCTGAGGGAATAAAAATTATAGACCACACAAGAGATAAAGACTATACAAAGATAGTTAATGCACGAATACAGGGCACTGCGGCAGATATGTCAAAACTTGCTATGATTGAGCTTAATAAAAATGAGCGATTAAAAGAGCTAGGATTTAGAATGTTGATACCTATACATGATGAAATTTTAGCAGAATGTCCTGAAGAAAATGCGGCAGAAGTTATACCATTATTCGCAAAGATTATGTCAGAAGCACCTGGTGAAAGATTTATAGTCCCTATTAGTTGTGATGTTGAAGTTACACATAGATGGTATGGTAAGAAGTATAAATTAGAAAATGGTAAACTTGTTGAGGAAAAAGAATGAGTTTTGCAGTATTTATTACTACTCATGAAAGAGTAGATAGGGTGAGAACATATGACACATTGAGAAAATGTGGTTATACAGGAAAGATTTATATTGTAGTCGATAATGAAGATAAACAACTACAAAGATATTTAAATAGATATGATGACGTCCTGGTTTACAATAAACAGCTTCAATTTGATATGTGTGATAAAGTTATAGCTACAACTCAAAGAGCTTCCGTAACTTATCCTAGAAATGCAGTGGAGCAATATGCCAAGCAGTTTGAACTAGAAACTTTTATGGTGTGTGATGACGATATTGTAGGTCTGAGATATAGATGGGTTGAAGGTAATACTGTAAAATCATTAGCTATGAATGGTGGGCTAGATAAAGTTCTTGAATTATATTCTGACTATATCTTAGCCCACGATATAGCAGTAACTTCATTTGTCCATGTATTATTTTATATGTCAGGTGTGCATCATCTGGATAAAAGAATATCGGAACAGAGGGAGATAATACAGATATTCATACGTAATACAAAGTTTGATTTAGATTGGAAAGGTGTGATGCGTCAAGATATGCTCACCAATACTCTTACTTCAAAAGTAGGTTATGTGTGGTGGGCACTACCATTTATAACTTATGATGCAGAGCCTATGAATGAAACTGGTAGTAATGCTGGTGGAATGAAGGAAACTTATGATAACATCAATGAGTATCAGCGTTCATTTTTAGGAGTAATTACTACACCATCATGTTTGAAAATAGGTGGAGCTAATGGTAGAATCAAAATGCAATGGGATAAATCTAAAGCATATCCTATGATTATCAGTGGGAGATATAGGAAATGAAATATGCAGTATTTATTTGCACACATGGAAGAGCTGATGCACAAATAACTTTTAGGACACTGAGAGATTGTGGATATACAGGTCATATAGTATTAGTCACAGACAATGAGGATGATAATAAAGCATACCAAGATTTTATAGAAAATGAGCATGATGAATTTTTATACCACCATGTATTTGATAAATCAGTCAGTATAAGATGTGAGGATAGTGGTACAAATACCCCTATAAGAAATACACATCTTTATGCCTGGAATGCTTGTGAGGATTGTGCGATAGAGTGGCACTATGATTATGCAATCATAGTAGATGATGATTTAACAGGATTTAGATACAGATATGAAGAAGGTGGTCATCTGAAATCTCAACCTATAACTAAGAATATGGACAAATTGTTTGAAGCATATCTGGACTATATGGATAAATCTAATATCTCCGCTTTATCAGTAGCAGATGCAAGAAACTATATAGGTGGAAAAGCTAAATACGGGCGAAACATGAATACTCTTGTATTTAGAAAAGTAAAAGATATAATAGTATGGAAATCTGAAATGTATGAGGAGATGGTAACATCATTACTAGAACAACAGATAGGCAAATTCATATTTCAGCCAACATTCTTTCAGTATGATACAAAGACAATGGCAAAGAATGTAAAAGGCGGTATGGAAGAAATCTACAACTCTAAAAGCATATTTAATAGGTCAGCTTATGTAGTCATGTATCATCCATCATGTATTAGTTTTGATGCAAATAATACTGGCTTTAGATTAAAGAAAGATAATGCTTTTCCAAAGTTGATAAGTTCCAGACACAAGCTATTGTAAGCCAAGAAAATATGTTATATAATGTTTTTGTTAATTAAAATCACACTATATTAACCACTCCTACTCATATTATTAAATGGTGCGATAAACGTGAGGAAAAACTTGACTGAAATCAAAAAATGTCTTGCTACGCACTAGGCAAGATGAGCTGTTGTTAAATCTTGTGATGATGACAGGCACAATTGTAGTCTGATTGATTTTAGTTTATGTATCTAAGTTATAGGGCCCATCCCCCTTAGGTTTATAAGATACGATTAAAGGAGAAAATATGAAACAGTTGTTTGAAGAAGATAAAGCAAAGAATAATCCAATGGGTGAAGATACAAAGTATTCAAGAGCAATAAGAGTACCTCAGTATGAACCTAGTAATGAAAAGCCAGAGCTTGAATCTGTATATGATTTAACTAAATACAGTAAGCTGATAGCAAAGATAAATAAGTCTGGTGTGACAGAAGAAGAAAAGAAGTTCTTAAAATTCGCCGCTTCACGACATATTGTATTTACTTATAGTAAGATAGCAGATTATTATGCCCACGCAGATAAAGAAATGCAAGAGCTTATGGAAGAGTCCGCACTTGTCATTCTTGATATAGATGATGCAATAGCTAATGGCTATGTAGCATTGTCTGATAAGATGAAACAGCTTATTGAAGAAGAAAAGGCAAGAGATGCTAAGGCTAAAGAAGCTAAAAACATTTTGAAAGCTCAGAGAGAGCTGGCAGAAAAGAAAGCCAAGGAGAAAGATAATGTCAAGGCTTGATGATTTTTCAGTAATGATATTATGTCATGGCAGAGCAGAGAATGTCCCATCTTATGTAACATTAAGAAAGAACGGATACAGTGGCAGAATAATAATAGTCTGTGATGATGAGGATAAAGATTTACCAAACTATAAAGCTATATATCCAGAAGTACAGGTATTTTCTAAGCAGAGGGTGAGGAAATATACAGACCCGATGGATAATAAAAATGATATGAGATGCGCACTATATGCCAGAAATGCTTGTTTTGATATAGCGGAAAAAGAGGGAATTAAATACTTTACGGAGTGGGACGATGATTACATAGGGTGTATATATCGGTATGAAGAAGATGGCGTAATGTATAGAAGTAACCATTCAGATTTAGACGCCGTATTTGAAGCCTATATAGATTTCTTAGAAACTAACAAGAATATTTATTCAGTAGCTTTTGGACAGCCAGGAGATTTTATTGGTGGTGTTGGAAGTAGATTACATCAGCAAGGATATAGACGAAAATGTATGAATAGTTGGATATGTAAAACAGATAGAAGATTAAATTTTGCTGGTACCATGAATGATGATGCTAACCAATACTTTTTAGAAGGGCATAGAGGTAAACTGTTTATAACATTTGACTTTATAATGATAGACCAGCCAGAAACTCAGCAAGTCAAAGGTGGTATGACAGATATGTATTTAGGCGCTGGCACATATCAAAAAACATTTTACAGTATTATACAAACACCTTCATTTATAAAAGCGGGTATGATGGGGGACACACACTATCGAATACATCATTTAACCGACTGGAATAGTGCTTGTCCTATGATTATATCAGATAAATATAAGAAAACAAAATAGGAGGAAAAAGAAGAATGAAACTAGAAACAAAGTCAGTGGAGATTGAGAAAGAGAAGGTGCTCACAATATCTAAGTCAGAATTTATGGATGTTGTGAAAGATGTTATTAATGAGATAACAGAACAAGATACAACTAGAATCAAGGACCCTATGCTACTTTTAGCTTTAGGACTTAGTCATGCTGAACTCTGCACAAGGCTAATTGGTAGATTATTCGATAAGGAGGAAGAAGAGAAATGAAGCTATCAGTAAAGACAGCCACTTTTCAGAATATGGTGGCAAAAGCAGTAAAGGGAGCAGGTATGAATAATGACCTGCTCATTACACAGTTAATGTCAATATCATTAAAGGATAATGTATTGACACTTACAACCACAGATAACTCCAATTATCTGTATGTTAGAGAGCATAAAGTGGCAGGAGATGATTTTAGTGTAGTCGTTTATGCCGATAAGTTTTCAAAACTTATCTCTAAACTTACTTGTGAAGATTTGACACTTGAAATACCAAAGGCAAAGCAGGGAGAGTTAGATAAGCTCATAGTAAAGGGAAATGGTAAGTATGTCATTGAGCTTCCTTATGATGAAGAGGGTGAGCTGATTGAGTTTCCTAATCCACTTGATGGTGATACAGATGAGAAGTTCTGGAGCAGTGGTGAAGTAAAGCTCTCAACAGTAAGACACATTCTCTCAACAGCCAAGGCAGCACTTCTTGTAGGTAAAGAAGATATGTGCTATTCAGATTATTATGTAGGTGATAGAGTTGTGTCCACAGATACTTATAAGATTTGTGGTATTGATATTAAGATTTTTGATGAACCTAAACTTATCTCACCTCAGCTTATGGACTTACTTGATGTAATGTCAACGGAGAACATTGACATTAGATACAGTGAAGAGGTTGTAATCTTTGAAACACCTGAAGTTACAGTATATGGTATGTTTGATGAGGGTGTAGAAGATTATAAGATTGACGCAATCTCAGGACTTCTTGATGAGCAGTTCCCTAGTTCATGTAAGATTGAGAAACAGCCACTTGCTCAGATGCTTGACCGTCTTTCATTGTTCGTAGATACATTTGATAAGAATAGTGTATATCTTACATTCACAAAAGAAGGTCTTATGGTATCATCAAAGCAGGATAGTGGTGAAGAGATTATACCCTATAAAGAGAGTGAGAATTTCTCAGACTACACTTGTTGCCTTGATATTGATTTGTTTAAGACACAGATTAAGGCTTATCAGTCAGACATTATTGAGATTTTATATGGGAAAGAAAATAGTATAAAATTTGTGCTTGGGAATACTAAGCAGATTGTGGCATTAGCTGATGATGACAGAACAGCAGGTGAGGAAGAGGAAGAGTAACTTGCGACAACTTGCAGGGAGAGTTGACAGCTCTCCCTATTTTTAACTGGAGAGTAGTATGAGCAGAAATAGTTTAAAGAATGTATCAAGGTTGATTGAACTGGCGAATAAAGACGTACCAGTAAACGAGTCTTTTTTAGAGGACTATAAAAGAAGTGTAGAAATAACAGCCAATAAATATAATGGCATACCATCTCAAAATTTTAAACCATCTTCGCTCAATTGCAAGAGAGGATGTTATTATCAGATAATAGGTGTAAAGCCTGATGAGGGTACTGCATCATTCAATATGGTAGGTATTTGTGATTCAGGTACAGATATTCATGTGAGAACACAGACAGCAATTATGCAGATGAAAGAAAATGGTATAGATTGTGAATGGGTAGATGTAGCAGAATATATAAAAGAAAAAGGTCTAGATTATCTTATAGTCAGAGAGCAGAAAGGTACAGAAACAAAACTGTACGACACAAGATATGGTACATATATAAGTTTCATGTGTGACGGCATAATAAAGTATAAAGGAAAATACTATATCATAGAGATAAAGACAGAGAGCAGTAATAAATGGTATGGAAGAGATGGTGTAGACCCTAAACACTATCATCAAGCTATATCATATTCAAACAGTTTTGGTATAGATGATGTTCTTTTTATCTACCGGGAACGTGATTTATTAAATACAAAAGTATTTCTCTATCATGTGACAAGACAGATGAAAGAGGAGCTCGTCAGCTTCATTACAGATGTGCAGGGATATGTAGAAAGACAGATAGTTCCACCTAAAGAAGATATGCCTGCTTCTACCTGTCGTTACTGCGCTTATTCTAATCAATGTAAGGGGGATAAATAATGAACCGTAAATCGAGGGGTAAGGATTTCGAAGGTGTAGTTAAAGTCTGTTTTGAAAAAGTACCTGACACTCATGTATATAGAATACCTGACCAGATGACATATAAGTATGGTTCCTCTAATCCATGTGATTTCTTTATTTATCATAAGCCTATTCTTTATGCGATAGAGTGTAAGGCTACTAATAAACCATCTTTACCATTCGCCAATATTTCTGAGTATCAGTGGTCACAGTTATTAGAAATGTCACAAGTGTCAGGTGTAATAGCAGGCATATTATGTTGGTATACCAATTTTGATAAGACAGTATTTATACCCATACAGTTCTTAGAAACTCTAAAACAGAATGGCGCTAAAAGTATACGCTATGATGCAGATGATTTGGCCATTATAGAAATACAAGGAGAAAAGAAACGTGTGTTCTGGAACTATGACTTTAATAGTTTTTTCCAGTCGATACCATGTCAATAAAGTGAGATAATAAAAGAAAAACAGAAAGAGAGTAGATATGGGTGAGTTGTTACAGTTTGAAAGAGGATGTAGAGGATGTGAAAATCTATCACAGATAGGAAAAGGAACATTCGTATGTCTGAAAAGAGTACACATGGATGATAGTGATGTAATTCCTATCAGAGATGGTAAAAAGACAGACGATTGGAATGTCTGTGAGGGACAGAATTATGTAAGAACAATGAACAAACATTTACACGCAGATTGAGAGGAGAGAATATGGCAATATCTAAAGAACTACTCGATAAGGTAGAAGAAAATTCAGCAGAGATTGATAAGACCATCAATGAGATAATTGATACTTATTCAGGTGAGCTTGATGAGTATATGAATTTTGTATTGAGTATACTTAAAGATGATAAACAGCCACCTACTGATGCAGAGCTTGACGATTTTGTGATGAGATTATCTACCCTTATTTATTTTACAAGTGTGGGTGCAGAGCAGATGGGTATAAGGGATGATTTATCTCATACCGCATATAAAGAAGCATATAATACAGCACGTTCAATGATAAAAGGCGGTACAGTAGCAGATAAGAACTCACAGGCTGAGCTAGATTCTTTAGCCGAACACATAGTACATCTTGTATATAACAAGTCTTATAAGATACTTAAAGCAAAAGTAGAGGCTGCACAGGATGTATTAGGCAGTGTTAAAAAAGTTTTATCAAGGCGTATGAGTGAAGCAGAGCTATCAATGATGCAGGTGAATAAATAAGGAGATAATAATGGCTAAAGATAAACAATTATCATTAGATGAAGTTATAAAGAGAATCAATAAGGATGCAGGGGCAGATATTGTAGGATATGGTATACCAAAGAAAGATTATACTAGAATACCATTTACATCCCCTAGAATGAATTATTGTACTTATGGGGGAATACCTACTGGCAGATTGATTGAGTTTTACGGAGAAGAGCATGGGGGAAAGACCACCACTGCATTAGACATAGTATCTAATTATCAGCGTATGCAGTTAAATGAGGAACATCCTAAGAGAGTGGCTTATTTTGATAGTGAGATAACACTTGATGTAGAGTGGGCTACAAAGTTAGGTGTTGATGTAGATAGTTTAATTCTATTACAGCCCGAAGAACAGAGCGCAGAAGATATTTTACAGGATATACTTGATATGATGAGTACAGGAGAAGTTGGTCTTGTCATCTTAGATAGTATCGCCGCTATGGTGTCAGCACAGGCTATGGAGAAAACAGTAGCAGATAAGACATACGCTGGAATATCAGCCCCATTAACTACATTTGGAAATAAGGCAGTAATGTTATGCAAAAGATTTAACTGCACTGTAATAGGAATAAATCAGATAAGAGATGATTTAGGAGCTATGTGGGGCGGAGCAGTAAAGACACCGGGTGGAAGAGGATGGAAACATTTATGTTCAGTGCGTATGCAGTTTACAAGAGGCGCATTTATTGATGAAAAAGGTAATGAGATAAAGCGTAGCTCAGAGAGTCCTGCAGGTAATAAAGTCTTGATGACAATGATAAAGAACAAGACTTGCCCATCAAATAGAAGAGGCGGTTACTATACAATAGACTATGCTAATGGTATAGATTACTTAGCTGATTTATTAGAGGTAGCTATTAAATATGATTTGATACAGCAACACGGAGCATGGTTCTCAATAATAGACCCTGATACAGGAGATATAAAAGCTGACAAGATACAAGGCATGAGTAATGTAAAAGAGTTTTTCATGGATGAGAATAATGAGGAAGTCTTATCGTTTGTAGAAGATTATATAGATAGTAAGATAGGGTAATAAAGAAGCAGGAACTTTATAGTTCCTGCTTTACTGTATATTAAACGTGTTATATAATGTTTACAGAAAGTGAGAGAAGTATGAAAGAAATATTAGAGAAATGGGAAGGGAAGTTTGTAGTGGATAATGAAGTCTGTACCGATTTACACGATTTAAAAGTAAAAGATGGTGAAGATTTTCATGTAACACTACTATCAAAGAGAAGAAAAGTAGATGAAGAAGAGGATTGTTGAGGTAATCGTTGTAGCTTGTTTCCTGAGTGTTTTATTTATTACTAATAGAAATACTCAAAAAGAAATAAAAGAAGCGGAAATCGAAGATATTGTTGATACGGAAGTATCTTATGAAGTATTAAGTCATTCAGATTATAAAGAAGAACAGGAAGAGATAAGAAACGAAATATTTTATGGAGAGCTGGAAGAAGTTGCTCTGATAGTTCAGGCAGAATCTGGTAATCAAGATGAGTTAGGACAGAGATATGTTGCTGACTGTGTATTAAACAGAGTTAATGATGAGGCATTTCCTGATGTTATACATGAAGTTATTTATCAGGATAAGCAGTTCTCTACAACAGTGAATGGGGCAATAGAGGAAGCTGGTTATACAGTAACAGAAGAAATATTCCAGTTAGTTTTAGAGGAGTACGAAGATAGAACAAATTCCGATATTATATATTTTAGGACAGAACATTATAGCAGTTCAGGTACACCAGCATTTAAACATGGTGACCATTATTTTAGTACGAGGTGAGATATGGAAAAGATAAGGTGGTATAAAGACGTACTTAAGGCAGTTTCTAACGAGAAAGAAGGCGTGTGGATAAAAGACAATATTGCCTATAAATGCAGTAATTGTCATACGCATTGGGATTATATATTCAATTATTGCCCATATTGTGGCGCAAAAATGATAAGGAGTAATACATGAAACCATTATACAAATTTATTCTTGATGAAGAAACAGGTAATATAGAGAAAGTAGAAATAGCTGATTATGAAGAAGGTCGTTGGGTAAGTAATAAACTTTATTGGAGATATAAGTATAATTCAACCACTTATTATTGCTATAACTCTGACTTAGATAAATTTAAGAATGGTCATGTATACTCTTTTAATCCTAGTATAGTTGATGCAAGACTTATTATAGCTGATGCAGTACATGATAAAGCAGTAAAGGCTGAGAAAGAAGCTAAAAGATGGCACAAAGTATATAACTCAATGTTTAAATGAGGTGAAATATGACAAACGGAGAAAAACTAAAAGAGATATTTCCAGATACTAAAATCATCACTCAATATGATAACCAATTTGGCGATAGGTTTATAGTATTTACACTCAATAATGAGGATATGCAAATCAATCTAAATTGGTGGAACGCAGAATATAAAGAGCCAACTACTAAGAGCTATGAACTCGATAAAAAACTCGAAAAGGATTTTGGCGAGTCGGATTGTATATCAAGGCAAGCTGTACTCGAACAGGCTTATGCCTATGGAAATGGTTTAGAACCCGATGGATATTGCGTTAATGTTGAAGATATACAGGCTTTGCCCTCAGTAACACCACAAGAGCCAAGATGTAGGGAATGTAAATGGTGGAAAGATAGTGATGGTGAATACAGAAGAGGTCTTGGAGCTGAAAGCAAATGCCCTATAAATAACCATGCAGTATATAGCGGTGAAGGATATTGCTATAAGTTTTCACCAAAGGCAGATATGAGAGAGGTAAAAGTATGACACTGATTGATGGAGATAGAATTATAACCGCACATTTGTATGATGATGAATATGAAGAATTTACAGAAAAGAAAATGAGCATTATTGATTATATCAATGCTTGCACGAATGAAGGTGTTACTGAAACAGATGTTGTTGAGCGGACAAGATGGATTCCTGTTAGCGAGAGGTTGCCCGAAGAAGATACAGATGTATTAGTGACTTTGAAATGTGGGTTAATAGGAATAATGCAAAAGAAATTAGCAGATGATGATAATGGTGAATCATGCTATATATGGCAGGATTTTGAAGGCGAAGAACATGAAGTTATAGCATGGATGCCATTACCACAGGCATATAGTGAGGTAGAAGAATGGCAGACGTTATGAAACAATGTTTAAATCCTTTTCCTTGTCCATATATAGGGCAAGATAAAACTTGTGAAGAATGTAATTGTTATAGTGAAGATTATTGGGATGAAGATGAAATACAGGATTATAGAGAGGTAGAAGAATGACAAGAGAAGCAATCGAGTATTTTAAATTCCATCGCAAAATATTTTGTGAGGACTATTTAAAGATTTGTCCTAAAGATTCTATTGCCTACCAAGCTACACTTAAAGAAAAAGAGTTTTATGATATGGCAATTAAAGCACTAGAGCAAGAACCTATTCTTGACAAGATAAGAGCCGAAATATCCGCATTAAAATCACATCATATAAATGATTGCTATGATGATGGATTTCAAGGTTGTAGAACAAATGTATTACATATCATTGACAAGTACAATGCAGAAAGTGAGGAATAGGAATGAAAAAGATAGGAGAGTTATTTTCTTTTATTGTTATCTACATAATTGTAGTTAGTGTTGGAGTAATGCTTGATATATGTTGCACTGTGTTATTTGATACAGAAATGCTTAGTATAAATGAAATAATTACTATAGCAGGAATTATGTTAGTTATAAATTTTATATTTTGGAAAAGTATGGGAAAGTGAGGAATAAATAATGCAAGGATATGTGACTGAATCGAATATATGTTGCAAAAAGATTACTTATGTAACTCCAATTAAACATGATTATGGAGATAACTATTTTAAGTATTCTTGTCCTGTCTGTGACGCTTTAGAGAACCCGCATCAAGTTAGCGTTGGACAGAAAAATTGTCCTTTGTGTAATGTTAATCTTTTTTGGGAAAATGAAAGTGAGGGATAAGTAATGCAATGTCATATTTGCCCTTTATTTTCAAGTTGGAACAATGAAAGTGATAGCGGTGAAGCGTGTGCGCTATTCGGTGATAGTTGGGATAGTTAATTTATGTATGAGAGAAATAATCAGATATGGGGATGCTACATTGAAAAGGCTTATATAAACAAGATTGAGCAGAGAATAGAGAAACACAGAGCGGAAGAAGTACAAGCCTTTTTAGAAAGTGATGGTTAAATAAAATGCAGATAGTAATTGAAGTAGATGATAACCTATATAATCGAATTAAGATTTAGAGCCAAAGGCAGACACTATGCTTGATAAACTAATGAGAAGTATTCAGAATGGCACTCCACTTCCTAAAGGGCATAGATTTATAGATGCAGATGAAATATTTAATCATGCCTTTATCAGAGATGATGAAGAGGGTGATATTTTTGTTCAGAAATATTATTGCATCAAGAAAGAAATAGTGGATAATGCCTTAGTGTTATTTGATACATTGGAAGCAGATAAGTAGAACAATTAAATGTTTACAAATGAAAGGTGACTAAAAAAGAATGATTGAATTATATCCTACCAAATGCAATATATGCGGAGGGAAAGTAGAATATACATCAAATGCAAAAATTTATGGAAGACAATACGGAAGTGGTTATTGTTATCTATGTAAAGAATGTGGAGCGTTTGTCGGTACTCATAAACCAAGACCTAGACAGGCAATGGGAATATTAGCTGATGCTAAAATGCGAGATTTAAGAATGCAATGCCATGAGTTATTTGACTCAATATGGAGAAATAACAAACATCCAGTAGCAAAA